GATATACATACTAGAGTAGAAGTTATCTATGATAGTATTAAGACAAGTAAAGGCAGAGACTTTGCACCTAAAGGTGTGATGATACCAACGAACAAAGCAAGAACAGGAGTAGAACAATGAGTGAACTAAAAGAGAACAAAGACTTTGAGTGGGCAAGTAGTTTTTATTTAAGTTCAGACTTACCTAAAGATTGGGATGTTATGGAAGATGATAAACTATTTTCTACACTTGAACAATTAGCATGGCAACCCTTTGAATATTGGGATGGAGAAAGTATTTATAGAGAGATAGAAAATCTATCATCATCTGTAAGAACATATATAAACAAGGAGAATAAATAATGAGTGAACAAAGTAAGATACATATAATGGTAAGGAAAATGAATAAGTATGGTAAGGATTTATATTATGTAGTTAACAAAGATGATTGTTGGTTGCCAGTTATATATGGACAACAAGCATTGACTAAACATAACATAGATTATTTGAAGATGACTAATAGATTTTCATTTGAAGTTGAGAGAGAGATACTTTAATGCAGATGTACTTTATAATTTTTAAGAAACAAAAAGATAAAGAGTTTAATCTATTTACTAATACAATTTTCTCTGAAGAAGAAACTGCTAAAGAGTTTGCAAGGAAGAGTAAGAAGAGAGGACAAGAGTTTAAGGTGGTAGAGTATACTCAAGAAAACTTAGATGACTATTGGTATACTAAATAGATAATTAGATATGTTAATATTATTATTATTAATAACCCTAAAAATATTATTTATATACTTATACCATAAATTTTTATATGTATAATAGAACATCTAATAACTGTGATGTTATGTCACACTTTACTGTTAAACTAATTATGGTTAAACATAATGCCGACAAGAAACTGCCTAAGTTTAAACACAATACTTTGGTAGAACATTAATACAACAAAGGAGTAGTATGTTATTTATTAAATGTAAAATGCAAGGTGAACCAATGTTTGCAGTTGATGTAGCTTGGACACAACAACAAGCAGTTGAACTACTGCAAGAGTACAGAGAGGATGACCCTAACTCAAAGTATTCTTTATCAGATACTGAGGGTCAAGATGGTATAGTTAAAACACCTTTCAATAAAGATAGGTTTAATAAATACAAAGGAGTAAAGTAGTATGAAAACAATTAAAGAAATTAAAGACCATTTCAGTATAGAAGAAATAAAATTACTGATAGAGATAGTAAGAGGTAGGCAAGACTTTGATATTATGGAGACAGCTATCAAAGATTTTTATTCAGATGAGATAAATATATTTTCATTTGATGGTAAAGAAAAATTACATGAAGATATAAGAGAAACTTTAATAGAAAAGTTAGAGTTTGATTTTGAAATGGGAGGTATAATATAATGGAAAAGAAATATAGAACTAAAGTTAAACCAGATAGAAAGACAGTAGGACAGTTAGCTTATGAAAAACATTGGAGTGTAGTGGGCTTAATCAAATCGTTAAACTATAAACAAGAGGAGTTAGATACATGGGCAAAGTTAAACAAGCAATCGTAGATGTTGAAGAAGAGGTAATGGATATTGTAATGAGTAGGACTAGCTTAGAGAGAGGACATGAAACAGTTAGTCTTCCAGAAGTACAAACTATTTTATTTAAAAAGTATTGGCATAAGAATAACAATGGATATTTTTTAGATGAGAAGGTAGTAAGCAACGCATATAACAAAGCAGTATATGAAAAAGAAAATGAGCAAGAGTATTACAGTAGAGAGGATGTAGGAATATGAGTGTAGATAACAGAGGAGACTTAAGAATAGATAGTTGGGCATTAGATATTAAGTGGTCAAATGGTAAGGAAGAAAAAATTTTAGATATACCAGATGAAGTTGCACAATATATTGATGACTACTTAACTGAACTAGAAGGAGAAATTGAATGTTAATTTTTGGTAAGACTAAGAGTGATTGGAAAGCAATAGAATTATATTACAGAAGAGAGTGGTTGTGTTTTGTAGTAGGATTTATATTAGGTGTGATACTTATATGAGTGGATATTATGTAGGTAAAATACATAACGATTTAAATAATGTTGATATGTATTTACAAGAACACTTTGATAGAGTAAGTTATGATAGTGATGAAGATTATAAAGCTTGTATTAAAGATGTAAAATATATAACTAAACGATTAAAGAAGTTAGATAGAATAGAAAAAATAATAGGAGCAGACAGATGAAGTATTGGTTGTGTGAATTTCACGAACAAAATGGTGAGCATGAGTATACATTTAGACATATATACAATGACCAACAGTTAGAAGATATAGGACATGAAGGTGATGACCATGAGTATAGAATATTAAATCATTTCTTTTATCAAACTATGGATGCAGGAGATGAAGAGGGAGGAGGTTATTGGACAGATGATGGGTGTAGGATAGTTAGGTTTGATGGTATGACCCAATGCTTTAAGAAAGATTTTAAAGTTATGGAGATGTGTGGTGTATACAAAGTAGGTGGTAATGATTTAAGATTAAGATGGAATGAGAAAGAAAAGTATTACGAAGAATACTATGAAGAAAAATATAGAAGACAAGGAGCAAGTACAAAAAAACATGGATAGAAAAACACAATTTATATTTAGATTAAAATGTATAATAAAAAAATGCAGGGAGAAAGGTTTGTTTTCTATTGCAATTAAACTAAAGGAGAAGTATGAACGAAGGAATGATGCAAGAAATAATTAATGATTGGATGAGTTGGAAGTATGATATACAAGATATGAATAAAAGCACTTGGAATACTAGAGACCAAAGTAAATTAGATATGATAGGTGTACTATTAGAAGATAAACTAAAACAAATGAAAGGTAATAAGTAATGGATGAACTACATTTAGAAATGATTGATAGAAATAAAGATAGAAACTTACAACAAAAAAGAATGGCAACAATCATACAAGTAGCAGGGTTGCTTGGAGTAGATGAGTTAACTTATATCAAAGGTGAGATAGCTGATATGATTAAAGATATAGAGAGAGATAAGAATGATAAGTAATATAGACAGTATGATTAAGTGGGCGAGTGGCTTTGTAGATGGTGAAGGATACATACAATACAAACAAGAGCCATATAAAAGAATACGAATAGAGGTATGCAATACAGACTTTGCACCAATAGAAATCTTACATGATTTATTTGGAGGTAAAGTTTATGATAGGAAACCAAGAGTGTCAGCTATAGGAACAATAACTAAACCACAAAAAATGTGGGTAGTATTGAACGAAGAATGTTATGAAGCTTGTCAATCAATGCTTCCTTATTTAACTACTGAAAAAAGAATTGCTACAGCTACACAAATACTAAATCATTATGAGTAGAAAAGTTAGAATAAAGAATGCAATCTTTGGTAAGAAAGTTTTCAATAGTAAAGTTGAACTACAATACTATAGAAAGTATAAACAAATAAATTTAACAAAGGAGTTAGTAATGGAAACACACGAAGCAGTTGGTATAGCTGAAGGATATATACCTGCAGAGACAGTTGAAGAAGAGTTAAAAGCATGGCAACATTTAATTGATACTGGAATGTGTTGGCAATTACAGGGTTGGTTTGGAAGACAAGCTATGTTCTTAATTGATAATGGATTATGTAAGAGTAAGGTAGTAAATTAATGCTTGACTTTATTTTTAAACCTGCTATAATAGTATGATGTTTATAAAAAAATTAATAGTAAGGTTGCGAATGTGGTATGCTGATATCAGAGGACATCATGGTAAACGATGGAACTATGAGCCTGGAGATTGGTACATGGGTCAACATAAAAAAAGGAAAAAGAAATGAGTGATAAAAAATATATAGTGATGAGTAAGTTTGACCATAGTGATAAGTTTATTATGGAACGAGGATTTTCTACAAGGAAAGATGCGAACACTTATGCTAAACTTATGATGGATAGTAAAGACTATGACCATATACAATACTATTGCTTTGAGCAAACGATGGATTATAATTTTTACTATGATGTAAATTTAGAAAAGAAAGATAATATAGATGATGATGGTATTCCATTTTAGAAAGGAAATATGTTAACACCAAAACAATTAAAGCTTTATAAATTTTTAGAATCTTATAAAGAAGAAAAAAAAATTATGCCTAGTTTTGAAGAGATGAAAGATTACATGAATGTTAAATCAAAAAGTGTAGTATATAATATGATAGGATACATAGAATGGAAAGGGTACATAACAAGAATACCTGCAACAGCAAGGTCAATAAAAATAATAAAGGAGATAGATTGATGACTAAAAGAAAAACAATAAAGAAAAAAATAGATAGAGAAAAAGAAAGTAGTGATTGGTTTGATACTCATGTTGAAGTGATGGGATTTGGTAGAGGTACTAGAAATAAAAAAGTTAAATCAATTATCAAAGAACAAGTAATGAAGTCATTATCAAAGGAGATATACTAATGGCTAAGAAAAAGAAAAAAGAATCACATGAAGATTGTGGACATGAAGTTGATAGTATCAATAATGTTTATATGTTTCACAATATTAAAACTAATGTACATTTATTTATTAATGCAATAGATTTAGAAGATGCAATGACACAGTTTGACTTATGTGATTTTGCATTTAGAAAAGAATGGAAGGTGTTCTTAGAAACAGGACATCAACCATCATAATATTAATACAACTTACACTAGAAAGGCAACACCTGATACCCTCTAAACTACTGATATTATTAGATAATATTTATTTTTTAGAGAGGTTGTTAAAGCAAAAGTTATATTGTATAATAGATATACTGTCTTTAAATAAAAGACAAGAACCTTTTATCCAACACAACTTTATAGACAGGACAAACCAATATGAGCAATAAATTCTTTTTAAAAAAAACATGGGTCAATGTAGATGTATGCGTTGAAGACTATTATAATTCAGGTACTACATTAGCACAAGTTAAAGAGAAAATAAATTGGAGTCCATATTCAAATATAATTAATAAAGAAGTGAAACATAGTAGACATACAGTAGAAGAGATTGATGAAGAAACATTTAAAAATAAAATCCAGAAATCCAATAGCGAAAAGTCTACAAACAAAACAGTTTCATTCGAAGATTATAAAGCAGAATAAAAAGTCTTTATTAAACAAGGTGTTTGATAAAATGAAATATGATATTGAACAGTAGTATAACTTCAGGACAAGGTGAAGGCAGAGCAATAACACCAGATATTTTATTGTATCGTAGTGTTATAGTTAGAGCAATTATGGATGCATTGGATGTAGATATTCATGCATGGGGTAATGCTAGAAAAAATATAATCCAAGAAGCAAGGTCTTGGTTTTCAAAAAAAGACTCACACTTCTGTGAGATATGCGATTACGCAAACTTAGAACCAACATTTATAATCAGGAAGTTTCAACAGTTAGATAAAGCTAATGCTAAAAAACTATTTAAGAATAAAAATCTTAATAAGTTTTTGACTCATTATATTTGTAGCTTTCATCAGGAGATACAATACTAATGGCAACAGGAAAGAATACTAAGTTTGATTTAGACTTAGAGTATGGACAGATAAGAGAAAAAAGAGTAGCTGATTTACTTAAAGGAAGTAAAGTAGAAATTAAAACTGAGAGAGCATGGTGGAGAAAGACAGGCAACATTGCTATTGAGTATGAGTATAGAGATAAACCATCTGGAATAGACAAGACAGAATCTAAATGGTGGTTTCATATATTAGAACTCAATGGTAAAGAACATTGTATGTTAGTGTTCAGAGTATCAAGACTAAAGAAGATAGTTAAAAAATATAAGAAGACACATACTAAAAGCATAGGAGATTACAGAGCAAGTAAGTGTGTTGTTATTCCTATTAAAGAATTATTTACTGAAGGATGTATAGCAATATAATGTTTACCATATACGAAAAAATAATAGGTTATTGTTTATTAGGTTATATGTTTTACATATTAGTATGTATGGTATTAGGAACATTTAATATAATATAATTATGTTTAGAAATTTAATTTTATTTATAATGCTGTTAACTATTACAGTAATATTATTAAGTGGATGTAGTAATAATCCAAATAAAAAAAATGTACCAGTTAGTATTATTAAAAAAATAGTAGTAGGGTTAGACTAATGGGAATGATGGATGGTGGATTAAACTTTCAAGACACTTGCCATAAGTGTGAGTGCAGTAAACATGGTGGTAGTATGAGAAGGTACATTCAAGATAGGAACACAAAGATTTGTGATAACTGTTATGAAGAATATGAAAATAAAACTGAATATGTATATGCTAAGAAGTTAAAACAATGACAGATAAATCTTTATTAAAAGAATATAAATCTACAATCTCTGATTTAACAAAAGAGAAACAAGAACTAAATGATACTATCGTACAAAAAGATAGTAAGATTAAACAAATTCTAATACAATTAGAACAAGCTAATTCAGATGTTCATTCGATGGGTTCAAAGATAGCAGACCTACAAGAGAAACTGAATAAGAAACAAACTATTAAATTAAACATCGATAAGAAAATAGAAGAGATGCTTGAAAATAAAGTTGAGCCAAGTGTTGACACCGATGATTAAATATGATAGTAAAACAATAACAATTAACAATAACAAAAAAGGACAATAATGTCTTGGTTAATATATAAAACAAAAGTGATAGGAACATATACTTTTATTTACGCACAAAAGGTATGGGGTTTACTACCATTTTAATAATAACAATAACAATAAAGGAAAATACATATGGCAATAATTGAAGGCACAGCTTACTGGGCTTCTCTGACACGACCAAACGAAAAGTTTGAACCTATGTGGAGAATTGATTTAGCAGTTGATGACGCAACAGCAGAAGACTTTAGAAGTCAAGGAATCTCTGTTGGGGAAACTGTAATTGATGAGCAAACAATATCTAACATAGTTAGATTTAAAAGAAAAGTATCTAAAGCTAATGGTGATAAGAATACACAACCAACATTAGTTGATGGTGCTAAACAACCACTCGATAAAATAGTTGGTAATGGTAGTAAGGTTAAAGTAATGTACAGACCTTATGACTGGAACTTCAAAGGTAAGAAGGGAAAGGGCTTGGACTTACAAGCTGTACAAGTCATGGACTTAATCGAGTATACACCTAAAGAAGATTTTGATATTGAAACTTCTAATGGTGCAGGTGTTGACATCAAGGAAGATTTTTAGTATAACATCTCACAAAGTGAAGGACATATAGTGTGTCATCATTTTTTACTCCTGAAAGAAGTCGGCTTGTAGTAGAGTCGGCTTCTTTTTTTTTGAATTAATTAATCATAAGGGCGACTATGGAAGAAATAAATAAAAATGGATTTGTAAAGTTTCACTTACCCTGTCCACTATGTTCAAGTAGTGATGCAGTATCTGTGAATGCAGACAACTCTGCTTATTGTTTTTCCTGTCAAGAATACATAAGGGAATACGATATGGAATTACAACCAACAACGAATAGTAATAATGAGTATGAAGTAAAAGATTATATGAAAGATTCTAACTATGCAGAAATTATAGATAGAAATATTTCAGAACAAACTTGTAAGAAGTTTGGAGTGACAGTTAAGATGGATAACATGGGTACTATAACAAACCATTACTATCCATATCACGATACGCAAGGTGCAAAGATTGCGACTAAGACTAGATACACAAAGCTAAAAGAGTTTAGTATACAAGGTAATACAAAAAACTCTGGGCTGTTTGGTGAACATCTTTTTTCTAAAAATAAATACTGTATAATAACTGAAGGTGAGTTAGATTGTTTATCAGCTTATCAGATGATGTTAAAAGGAAACTACCACACACCAGTAGTTAGTATTAAGAATGGTATCTCTTCAGCAGTAAAAGATATTAAGACAAGTTTAGAATGGTTAGAAAATAATTTTGATAATGTCATTATAAATTTTGATAATGATGAACAAGGTAGAGTAGGTGCAATGAAAGTTGCAGAGTTATTTTCACCAGGAAAATGTAAGGTTATGCATTTACCTGAAGGATTTAAAGATGCTTCAGATTGTTTAACAAAAAATAAAATACAAATATATAATAAAACATTTTGGGATGCTAAAGTATTTGCACCAGATGGAATTATAAATGCTAATACACTATTAGATGCTGTACTAAAACCAATTACTAAATCATTTGTTCAGTATCCATTTGAAGGTTTAAATAAAATTACTTATGGACTAAGACCTTCAGAGTTAGTTACCTTTACAGCAGGGTCTGGACTAGGTAAGACACAAGTAATGAGAGAGGTAGTACATCACATTATAAAATCAACTGAAGATAAAATTGGTTTGTTAATGTTAGAGGAGACACCAGTTATAACTTCAAAAGGTTTGATGAGTGTTGAAGCTAATCAAAGATTACACTTACCAGATGTTCATGTTAGTAAAGAAGAAATGAAAACTTACTTTGATGCAACAGTAGGTACTGGTAGAGTATTTATGTTTGACCATTTTGGTTCTAACTCTATTGATAATATTGTTTCAAGAGTTAGGTTCTTAGCTAAAGGTTTAGATTGTAAGTATATAGTCATTGACCATATAAGTATTATTGTATCAGACCAACAACATGGTGATGAGAGAAGAGCATTGGATGAAATTATGACTAGACTTAGAACACTTGTTCAAGAGACAGGGGTATCTATGATAGTTGTATCACACCTTAGAAGACCTGAAGGTAAAGGACATGAAGAGGGAGCATCAACTTCTTTATCACAATTAAGAGGTTCAGCTAGTATAGGACAGCTAAGTGACATGGTTATTGGGCTTGAGAGAGACGCACAGAACGATGACCCTGAAGTTAGGAACACTACTAGGATAAGAGTATTAAAGAATAGATTCTCAGGTATAACTGGTCCTTGTTGTGATTTAAGATATGACATTGATACTGGTAGATTAACTGAGGTAAAGTCAGATGACTTTTAATAAAGTTATATTTGATATAGAAACAACCATGACTGCTGATAAGATATGGTGTATTGTTTGTAAACATAATGACACTTACTATCAGTTTAGAGAAGATAACTTACATAGGTTTGAAGAGTTTATAAAACAAACTGAAGAAGTAATAGGTCATAACATATTAGGATTTGATATACCAGTTGTCAATAAAATATTTGGTTATGATTTGTTTGCTAACTGTAAGAAGACAGATACATTAGTACTATCTAGATTATTAAATCCAATGATAGAAGGTGGACACTCATTAAAAAATTGGGGTACAAAGTTAGGACATAATAAAATACACTTTGAACAATTTGATTTCTTTACTGAAGAGATGTTGACTTATTGTAGGAATGATGTAGAGTTAACAGAAAGATTATATAAATTTTTAAGTACTAAGACAAAAGACTTTGGACAATCAATAGAGTTAGAGCATAAGGTTGCAGAGATAATTCAGAAACAACATGATACAGGATTTAAAATAAATGTTATTGATGCTTATGAATTACAATGTAAGTTTCAAGAAGATATGAATGACCTAACAACTAAAGTAAGACAAACTTTTCCTCCTTTAAAAATAGAGACAGAGTTTATACCTAAGTCTAATAACAAAGCAAGAGGTTATGTAAAGGGAGTACCCTTTATTAAAGTTAAATATAAAGAATTTAATTTAGGTTCAAGGCAACAGATTGCTGAACGATTAATGTTACTTGGGTGGAAACCTAAGAAGAAAACAGATAAAGGTCATGTGATTGTTGATGAGAAAGTATTATCTAAAATACATAATATACCTGAAGCTAAATTAATAAACAGATACTTAATGCTACAGAAAAGAATTGCTCAAGTCAGTTCTTGGATAGAAGCTATTAAGGAAGATGGTAGAGTGCATGGCAAAGTTATTACCAATGGAACAATAACAGGAAGGATGAGCCATCAGTCGCCCAACATGGCTCAAATTCCTGCTGTGTACTCTCCTTATGGTAAAGAATGTAGGGCATTATGGACAGTAAACAAAGGTTATAAATTAGTAGGTGTTGATGCTTCAGGACTTGAGTTGAGGATGTTAGCACACTACATGAATGATAAGGATTATACACATGAAGTCGTTAATGGAGATATACACACTACAAATCAAATTGCTGCTGGTTTGGCATCAAGAGATGAAAGCAAAACTTTTATATATGCATTCATCTATGGAGCAGGTTCAAAAAAAATCGGAAGTATCATTGGAGGTTCGGAAAGAGATGGTGAAAGAATTAAAGAAAAATTTCTTAGAGCAACACCAAGTCTTAGAAGCTTACGAGAAAAGGTGGAACGAATTGCTAGTAGAAGATGGGTCAGAGGACTCGACCAAAGAAAAATAATAATAAGGTATCCTCATGCAGCATTGAATACTTTACTTCAAGGAGCAGGTGCAACTGTTATGAAGTATGCGTTGACATTGCTAGAGGAATATGTTAAGATAAAACAAATCAAAGCACTACCAGTAGTGAATGTACATGATGAGTTTCAATACGAAGTCGAAGAGAAAAGAGCAGATGAGTTTGGAATGTTAGCAGTACAATCTATTGTAGATGCAGGTAAACAATTAAATGTAAGGTGTCCACTAAATGGAAAATATAAAATCGGAAACAATTGGTCAGAAACACATTAGTACTTTAGCTACAGACATTAAACATTTAATATCTGAAATATCTAATGGTAAACCTGCCAACATGACAGAAGAAAACATGGATGTATTCTTAAAGAATATTAAAGAAGCTATGTTAGCTTGGAATACTCCACCAGTAAGAACAGATAAAGAAGGTAAGCTTAGAATGTCAGTACTAGGTAAACCTGCTAGACAATTATGGTATGATAAACATAGTCCTAAAGATAGAAAAGATGAAGATGCAGGATTAAATTTAAAATTTTTATATGGTCATATCATTGAACACTTAGTACTTTACTTAGCTGAACTTGCAGGTCATAAGATAGAAGACCAACAAAAGAAAGTAGAGATTGATGGTGTGACTGGACATATAGATAGTAAGATTGATGGTGAGATATGTGATGTTAAGTCTGCTTCACCATTTAGTTTTAAAAAATTTCAATCAGGTGAGATAGTAGGTGATGACCCCTTTGGTTATCATGCCCAGTTATCAGGATATGAAACAGCTATGGGTACTAAAGCAGGTGGCTTTTTAGTTGTTGATAAATCAAGTGGTGATATATGTTTTTATAAACCTGAAGACATGGCTAAACCTAATGTTAAATCTTTAATTAAAAATTTAAGAACTACATTAGAACAAGATACACCTCCAGAAAAATGTTATGAATTTAAAACAGAAAAGAATGGTAACAAAACTTTAGCTACTGGTTGTATGTTTTGTCCTCATAAATGGGAATGTCATTCTGATACTAATGATGGTAAAGGTTTAAGAGTATTTAAATATTCTAATAAGAATGTTATGTTAGCTGATGTTGTTAAACAACCTTTAGTAGAAGAGATAACATATGAATATGAAAAACAATTAAAAGATTATAGTAAAAGAATATGAACGCAAAACAAATGAAACCAATAAGAAGAAAAGCTAGACATATATTAGTAGCTTGGTTGCATTCTTTAATGACTAAAGAAGAAGCAAGTAAAATTAATTATAAAAATGTATTTGCTTTTATGCCAAATCAAACTCATTACTATGATGGTGATACATTTAGATTACAACCTTGGTCATATAAATGGATAGTTAAAAAATTAAAACGCAACCCAGAGTTGACAATCGATGATTTAAATGATATGTTACAACCAACTGAACAACAATTAAGAAGACAAAAAATGATAGAACAAGGACCATTATAATGACTAACAAAGATATATTTAAAGGTACTACCTATGATTCATTAGATGAACAAGTAGATGGAAACCATTATAAAAAAATGAAGATACAACCTGCTTACTTTATAAATGAAAATCGTTTAGAGTTTGCAGAAGGTAATGCTATTAAATATATATGCAGACATAAATCAAAAGGAAAATCAAAAGATATTGAAAAAGCAATTCACTATTTACAAATGATATTGGAGAGAGACTATGACTAAAGAATCACAGATAACACAATTAGAAAAAAGAGCAAGAGGTTTTCGCAGAATTATATCTTCTTTAAATGACTTGCCTATGTATGGTATTAATGAACATCTAGATAAAATACTTCATGTTAAAATAGATGCATTAAAAGACCATCTTAAATTAAAGATAACTAGAAACAATGATAAGTTAAATGAAATGTATACTGAGAGTGTAGATAGTTTAGCTGATGATGATGGACAACAAGGTGAAGTAGCACCTGTAGAAGTAGACCATCATGCAACCGATAAGACATTTGAAAATGACAGATAAAATTGTAGGACTTAATGGTCAACCAGTTAAACAATTAGATGGTGTTTATCATTTAAGAATTTGTTTAATAGGTTCAGATGATATTGATATTAAAAATATAGAAACATTTGGTGTAGCAGAAGATGGTTTCTTTATGGTTAAATCTCTTTCTAATAAAAGATTTCCTATTTTTATGACTAACCCTGTTAGAATAAAAACAATTGAAACATATATAGATGGTCAAGAACCTTTAACAAAACTTAGTTCTGAAAAAAGTGATGATGATTTTCTTGTAGATTTACTTAGAAAGAAACATGAAGACCAATCCAAAACTTAAACAAAAGAAAAGAACTAAAAGAAAAGAAGCTTACTTGATGAGTTTCAAATTACTTATTAATAATCAAGGACAATTTATAACTGAGTTGTCTAAATATCCTATGGATAAAATTGCTTTACATTTTAAAAAAGAAAATGCTGGTGTGATTAAAGCTTTGTTAAGAGAGTGTGATGCTAAGTTTAGTATCCTGTCTGAAGACTTAGAGAAGATTGCTTCAGATGTTTTTCATTCTTAAATTAATTGTTCTAGAGTACACATATACTTAGTTGCTAACTGAGCATCATTAACATCTTTAATTGTTTGTGTATCTAAAAGTTCTTTAGATATTCTTAAAGCTGCTACAGTACAATCTTTCCATGAATCATAGTAAGTTTCTATTTGTACTGGTGGTAAGCATTGATTGTTTATAAAAGAACATAAACTCATTGTTAATATAAATTTCATTTCTTTTTCTTTCTTTTACATTTACATCTTGGTGCAAATAATAATTTATTCATCCACTCAGTATACCTATCCATTATACCACAAAACTTATATATAAATCTATCTATCATTTTAATATTAATTTCTTAATTGATTTTTCACCCATATATATCTCTGTTTCTGCTTTAGATTTAATACATTGATATTCAATATGAGATTTACTTTCTCTCATAGCAATTCGTTTTCCTTTTAAACATTTAGACATTGATTCTTGTATTCTATGTTCTTTAATCTCACCATTAACAATCATTAATAAAGCTACAACTACTTCAACCATGACCATTACCATTTGCCCTAACTTTATCTTTTAATTTCTCTACATCATCCAATGCTTTTTCTAGTTGTGTTTTAAGAAATTCTATATTAACTTTGTTAGTCATATTTTGTTCTTGATTCTTAATTAACTTTTCTACATCTTCAAACAAAGCTTCTATTAACATAAACTGTTCTTGGTCTGTTGGTTTTTGTTCTGATTTTTTAAGTAGGTCTGCTTGAAATAATTCTCTTGATGTCTCAAGTGATGTTAGTCTTGCTGTTACTTCTGTATAAGCAAACACACCCATAGCTACAGCTACTACAATTCCAATCATATTTTTTATAGGCATTGCAACTGCTGTGTTTTCACTTATCTTCATTTTCCTCCTATATATTCTTCTAGTTTTTTACCTGCTGGAGATAAACTTATTACATAAGAAAATGTTGCAGCTAATAATGCAGTACACGCAGCTTCAGTCCATGCTTCACCAAAGTGTGATAGATGAGATAACATATCTGCAATAAAACAACCTACAAACATAAGTATAGGTAATTTATATTCAAACTTCCAAGGTACAAAAGACATTAATACAACTAAAAAACCAGTTATTACACCAGTTTTTGTAGCTATCAAAGCGTGTTTTGTTGTCAATGCAGGTAAGTTTCCTTGTACCATAAATAACATACAAGACAACCAAGCTAATGATAACTTGTGAAAGAATAAATTTATTTTTCTTTTCATAAATTAGGTCCTCCAAATAATGCTAACAATACAAATGCAATAATTAACAAACCTGTAAAATAATAATTCATAATTAGACTCCATATTATTTAGTTGCTTTCTTACCTTTGTTAACACCTTCTTTTATTATATAAGACTGAGTACCATTAGCACCAGTCTCTACTTCCTTTTTTAAATCCTTAAACAGTTCCATTCTCTTTCTCTCTTTGTTTACTTTTTCTGTGTAAGCATTTATAAGTTTAGTATCTCTCATTTTTTCTTTCTTTTTTTTCTCAGTATATTTACTCTTGAATGCCAACACCAAGTAGTTAACTTAATTGCATAAGTCTCTACTTTAGATATTGCAGTATCGAGTCCACCAAAGAAATTATATAACCACTTATCTAACATATTATTTTTTAACTAACGAACCTCCAAAGTATAAACCAATAATAGCTGATACTAAGTTAGTATCTAATGGTGTAATAACAAAACTATTAGATGATAGTGTTACCCATTTCATTATTTCTTTTTCTGGTATAAAGAAAAACGAAGGTCTAAATTCTAAATAACCTACAATCACACTTGTATCTGGTGATAGTATAGGCATTAATTTTGGTAATAGTACTATAGCAAATACAGCAGTCAATGCTATAATTCTTCTAGTCCATTGGAAACCTTTGTTGTCATATTCTCTAGCTTCTTTAAAACCTTGTTGTTGTACTTCTGCTCTTTGTATAAGCATCTTTTGTTCTGCTTGTTTTGCTTTAATGCTTTGCGACCATATACTCATTACTCCTCCGAGTACTGTAGACCCTAACATTGTTATCATTTCAAATGGCATTTATTTATTTCCTTTCTCTAATAAATCTGCTTCCAGATTTCTTCTTTTGTTATAATTATCTTTAAAGTCTCTTAAATTTTTCTTTACAGAATCCCAATCTCCTGTCGTAGCTTGTTTCCAAAAATTATATTTTTTGGTAGCACCTAAACCATGTTGAAAAGCAACAGAAATAAGAACTGTTTGTTGTGCATCAGTTAAATTTTCAAATCTTTTACCTGAATCTTTTTCATATTGTGTTATTATTCTATTTGAATAATCTTTCTTAACAGCTAAATCTAATTTAGCAATTTGTTCTGTAGATAAGTTTAAATTTTTTGCTTTAACATCTGCTTCTAATCCTTTTAAACCAAAGAAAGGTTCTAACTTTTTAATAATATCTTCATCAATATTTAAATCTTCAAAGTATTTTCTATTCTTCATTTTTAAATCTATACCAGTACCTATAGTTACACCTGAATTTGAATCAGGTTTATTATTTTTATCTTTAGGAACATAACCCTGTTCTTTTCCTTTGCCTTCTCTATCAGCTATAAATTTCCAATTTATTTTTCCTCCAGTTAAATCATTTGTTTTCATAGGTAATTTTTTAGCATTCTCTACACTCATAGGTTTTTTTTCTATTACTTTTTCTTCTGTAAATTTTTCTACTTTATTTAAATTATCTCCAATAATATATTTATCATTTTTAGTAATTTTAACATCTTCATTTAAAGTGTTAATAACTTTAACACCTTGTAAATTAGATAAAGCTAAATCTCCTGTTGCATATTTTTTTCTTTTAATAATAATACCACCATAAGCAAATTTTTTAGGTTTAATTGTGTTATCTTCACTATCAACTTTATCTCTTCTATATTTTTTAGTTACTTCTACTCCACCCCATAATTTAGCTATCCAACTTCTCCAAGTAGGTAAAGGTGCAATTCTTTTATCAAAAATTTCCATTGCTTTATCTGTGTCTCCTACTAAAGTTTCTTGAAGTAATCTTCCTACATCTGTTGCAACACTTGCAGCAGGAAAAGGAATAAACCATGGTTCTCTAGAACCTGGTCCAGTTAATCTTCCAACAACTAATTCAGGAAGTATACCTGACATACCTGATAATCTTAAAGATTCTGCCCACCATGTTGCTTCATTATTTTGTGGGTCAGTTCTAACTTCACCATATTTAGCAATCTCTCTTAACATTTGAATACCACCATAAACAGGTAATGCTGCTAATAATTTTACCATTTGTTTTGCATCCCCATTTTCAATTCTTTGTAACATCTTATTTGTTTGTGCTGATTTAGCCATAGCCCAAGAAGTAAACTGACCCATTAATCTTACCCAAGGGTTTCTACTTTGAGCAAACAATAATCTATTTTGTACTTGAGGTATCAACGCATCTCTATTAGCTGCTAAAAGACCTGATTGATTTAATACTTTCTTGCCTATTTGAGATGCAATTGCTTTATCATAAGTACTAAACTGTCCTATTCTTAATCCATCTTGAACATCAATACCATACCTATTTAAATCTCTAACTAATTTTAATCCTTTACTAGAACTTAAACTCCTATTACCATTAACACTAATATATTTAGCTAATTTATTTGCAGTTGTATAAGCATCTATTGCTCCAACATTATATGCATATCTTCTTGATAAACCAGTTAACCATTGAAGACCTAAAACTTTAAAACCAACTTCATTAACTTTTCTTAATGTACCCATTTTACCCATAACATTTGCTGCTTGAGTTGCATCATCAAATTTTAATACTGCTTCATCACCCATAGTAGAAGTTAAATTACTTCTATTTAAATTAGTTTTTAATTTATTTTGTTTAGTTCCAGCTTTCAATAACCATCCACGAATTTCATTTTCTAAATTTTGATTTAAATTTTTAGCTGCTCCTGTTTCTCTTTTAACTGTAAAACCTGTTCTATATATACCTTTAAAAAAAGCTGTTAAATTAGTAGAGTTAGAAAAAGGTTGCACTATATCTCCTAAAGATGCAATAGTAACTCTATCCAACATATTTAAATTAGATACTGTAGCTAATATACCAGCTATTGATTTACTTGTACCTAATTGTTTACTACCATATCTACCAAAATAACCATCAATAGTATTAGTTACTAATTTTATTTCTGTTGCAGCTTTAGATTTCCAATTTTCATTAGTAATTCCAAATTGTTTTCCTACAGCATCTTTATATTTTTTCATTATACTATCAATATATGGTTTTAACATTTGACCTTTGTTACCAAAAGTTTCTGCAAAAGCAATTGATTTCATAGACCTATTATATAAATTAAACAATACATCATTAGCATTATTTACTAAATAACCATTATCATTTAATACTTTTTCTACTTTAGCATAAGGACCTTCAAGTATTCTAGCTTTTGTAATATGTTCACTTAAAGGATTTTTTTTTAATACACCTAATTTTGTTGATATACCTGTAATATATTCATCAATACTACTTTGATTAATAAGAGTATCATCTTGATTTAATAAACTTTTTGAAAATGATGCTGCTGAAGACTTTGCTTGTTTATCATTCTTGCCTAAACTTTTATATATACCTATTAATACTTTTTCAAAATCTTTTTCATTTCCTTTTATCTTACTAAAGTCATATACTCTTGGAAAATAATTTTTTATCTCCATTAATTTACCAAAATTTTTTGAAGTCTTATCTTCGTTTAAAGAAAATATACCAGCTTCTTCTCTTAATTTTTTAAAATCTTCTAGTTCTTTTGTTAATTTTTTAGAAAGAGTATTAACTCTATTAGTTACATCCTTTCCTCCAATTTTAAATACTTTTTGTTGTGAACCTCTAATAACTGATAAAGCTAAAGCTTGTTCTTCTAAAGAATAAGGTCTATTAACATTAGCTGTTCTTAATCTCCATGTCTGTAATAAATTTTCTGCTTTTTGTGTTACAGAATTTTTAGCAAACGAACTATCAATTCCTTCTAATAGTTGTAATCCTATTTTTTCTGTTGAACCTCCAACAGTTGCAAGTTTAGAAGAAGTAGTAGTAGAAGTAAACTCTCTTACTTTTTGAAAAGCATATTTGGTAGCATCTTGATATAGTACTCTTTGTATTAAATTTTTAGATTGACCTGGTAATATTTTACTAGCCATAATACCTTTATGAGTTAAACCTAATGCTGCTCCAGTCCACATCCATTTACTTAAATTAGCATCATCAGGACCCCATAATTTTCCTATACCTCCACCAATAGCAGCACCCATTAAAGGTCTAATACCAGCCGATAAAACTATTTGTGCAGTTTTAGCTGTTAATCCTTTTTGTTTCCAAAGTTTTTCTAATAATTTTACATCTCTTACTGCAGTTTCATCTATTATTGTTTTAGCATAAGCTGATTTTTCTTTCCATACTTCTATTTGTGCTTTCTTAAAAGCTTTTTCTCTAGCTCTTTCAGCAGTTTGAATTTTTATTATTTGATTTGAAATACTTTTAGTAGCTTTCTTTTTATCTATTAAACCAATAACATCACTTTTAATAAGTTTTTTATCTGCTTCTAATTTTTTTATTTTATCATCAAATGGTTTAACAGATTTATAATATTGAGCTTGTACTTTAGAATTATCACTTATTAATTTTTTAGAAGCTGTCTCTGTTTTTTTAAGTTGTTTATTTAATTTTAAAAAATCTTTATCTCCTGCAAGTTTTTGTAAAGATTTAAATTCAGCATTAGTAACACCTAATTGTGTTTTAGTTTTACCATCTATTACACCAATTATCTGTGCAATTTTTGATTTATCAGCACTAGGTAAAAGTTTACCTATAATTTGAAAAGCTTTCATAGATGCTGGACCAAGTACTCCAGCTATCCCAGCAGTTTGAGCAATATCTTTAGGATTTACTTCTCCTGTTGTAGCTAAGTTATCAAATAATTTATCTAATGAAACAGTACCTGCAGATAGTCCAGCTACTTTAGCCATAGCTTTAAATCCTGTTTGTCTCATTGACATTGCTCTTCCCCAAGGAGTAGCATACATAAAAAGATAATAAGGGTCAACTAAAAAAGTAGCCATTTCAGAAACAAGTACTTCTATATCATCATCATACTTTCCACCTCTAAATTTTTCATGTCGATTGTATAAATCTGCTTGAGCAATTTTAGCATTATCTAAAGCAACTTCTTTAAATTCTTTTTCAGGGTCAAACGCAGCTTGAAGTCCTGCTTTAGCAACACGAAATACATTTCCAAAAAACATATTTTGTTTATCTAAACCATAAGCAATTTTTTCTGCTGTAGTTGGTTCATCACCTATATTTTGTATTAAGTTTTGATTAAATTCATTTGTATAATTAGAATTTATAAAAGAATTAGAATAATCTTTTTTTGTTAAAGTTGTAGCAGGAGTTGTTTCTGTAAGTGTAATTCCTTCTAAACTAGATAAACTTAGTTCATTATTAAGAGTAGTAGGAGTAACTTCTACACCTTGTAAATTACTTAATGATAAATCATTAGTTACTTGTTGTGTAGTTTCTTGAGAAATAGAAGGAGTAGTAACACCCTCTAAGTTAGAAAGACTTAGTTCGTTTACTTCAGCCATAATTTTTATTTACTTGGTGAATAGTTTGTAAATTTATTAATTGGAAAAGAAATTTCATATTTATCCATTATCTCTTGACCAGACATTTTATTTGGAAGAATAGCTTTTATAGATTCTAATGTTTCAAATACAGGTTGATTTTGTATTCCAATATCTATTGGTTTAATTTTTTCTTTAACAGTTTCATTAGCAATTGTTTCTGTTATTTTAGCATCACCTGTCATAGTATCTTGGTCAACAGCTAAATTAACTTCTGGATAATTTTTTTGTAAGAAAATTTTATTTTTTGTTGTTAAAGGAACTTTTGTATTTTCTCCAGTAACTTTATCTTTTACAATAATTGTTCTTACACTACCAAAATCTTCTTTATCAGTTGTTCTACCTTTTACATCTTGATAATACTCTTCTTGTTTAATATCTGCAGTAGATGTACCAGTAGCAGTATTATCTGTTTTATCTGTTGAATTAGATTCTTTTTTTTCAGTAAGTTTAGGATAAATTAACTCACCATTATTATTTTTAAGTTGAGATAAATGTACAGCAATAACTTCTCTTGCATCTTTAGTAAATTGATTATCACCATTGTTATCTCCTTGTAATTGTCTTTGTAAATAATTAATATTTTCTTCTAAAGTACCACCTTCAATTTTTTGTCTTGATTCGGCATTACCAATAATAAAATCTCTATAAACTTTACCTACACCTTTTCTATCAACTTTATTAATATCAATACCATAACCTTTTAAGTTATCATTATTAACATTAATAATTGAATTAGAAGGTACTACTAAAGCAATTGATTTTGATTTAAACATATTTGTTATAGATTTACTATCCATTAATTTATCTTCAGACATCCAAGAACCATAATCTTCAACATGAGCTTTAGCTAAATCAAATCTTTTATTTTCATTAAAATCAATTTTACTTTTATTATTTCCTGTTACTGCAAAAGTATCATCTACATTTAAATCTTCAAGAGAATTTTTTATTAATGATTGAATTGTTATATCAGCATTAATAATTGCTGTTTTAGCTTTTAAGTCACCATCTTTATTTTCTGTAAAATATTTATCTTTTTCAGATTTTGGAATAAAAGTTAAGATAGTATCAGCAAATTGAGTTTGATACTTTTTATCAGAATAATTTATTTTTTTTGCTTGTGTTATCTTTTCTTCAAAGTTATCTTTATAAGATTTAGGAATAAATATTGAATCTTTCCTATCTGCAAATACTAATTCAGAAGATTCACCATCTGAACTTTCTACAATTTTTTCTGCTGTATTAGATGCATCTTCATTATTAGTTTTAACTGAAGCACTATCAATAGTAGTAATAGTTTTTTTATCATCTGCCATATCAATAGTTAAATTTGATATTTCTTCTTTTTTCTTACCTAAAATAGCATTAACTAATGAACTATCATTCTTAGCATTTTTTAAAGCAGCAGCATATTTATTTTCAATTTTATCAAGAGACTCAAGATAATTACTTTCCATAGTATTTCTAGATTTAAAATCAATATTACTAATAGAAGTTTTTAAGTCTGGATTATTTCCAACATTTTTAACATAAGCATTCCAGGCAGTTGGGTCTCCTTCAGTACCTACTGCTAGTTGTGCTTTCTTTTTAGCTACCCAATCAATTCCATGTTTAGCTTCTAAAAAAGATAAACCTAATTGAAAAGTATCTACTTTACCTTTGTTTTCACCATCTTTATAATTAAAACCACCAGTATTTAATTTTGTACTAACAGCAGTTAAGCCATCATATTTACTTTTATTTTTATCATAATTATTTAAATCATATTCATACTTAGATTTTTTCATAGCTATGATAGCATCTCGTTTAGCTTTTAATTCTTCACCACGAATAAGTAAATTTTCTTTTGTATTCTTTTTATCAGCTTCAATAACACCATTACCAAAAGCCATTGCTCCATCTAATATACTAAATGCCATTACTTATTCTCCTTTATTTTTTCTATTTTACCTGGTAATTCTTTTTTAATTTTTGATAATAAACTAGGTGATACACTATCTTCTGAAGGTTCATCAAATTCTACAATTTCTTCTGTAGATTTAGGTTGTTCTGCTTCTCCTTCATCTTCATCATCCATTTCAACTGGTTCAACATCATCATCATATATTGCACCATCAGGGTCATCTTCTTCACCTTCATATAAAACATAATCTTTAATATCTGCATAATCAGCTATTGCTATTAATAAATAAATTGTAGGTTCAGCTAACATTAACATTAAATCAGGAGTATATAAACCTTTACTATAACCTCTATATAAAAGAACTTGTGCTATTTGGTCTAAAGGAGTTTTATCATTAATTAAATCAATTAATGGCATTAAGTTATCTTCAGCAGTTAGTTCTAAATATACAGCTTCCATAGCTTCATCTTCTTCAATATATTGAGGAGGAGTTTCCCATTGCTTTGGCATATCAGGTGAATTAGTTAAACTCTCACCTGGAGTTGGAGCATTAAAAGGATTTATGTTTGCTTCTTCAAACTGTGTTGTATTTATTTTTTCAGCCATTATGTTCTGTACTTTCTTACTTTGTTTGCTATACCTTTCGGTTGTTTTACAAATTGTTTACCTTGTGCTTTACCTTTTCTTTTAGCAGCAGTTGTTCTTGCATACTCAGAAGAAGATAAACTTTTTATTGCTGCACTTGGTAAATATCTTTCGCCTGTTTTACTTGAGGGTTTACCAGACTTTGTTCGCCACTTTTGTTTACCCCAATTTTTTAAACTCTGTTGAGATTTAGCTAATGCCATTTCTATACCTTATGTTTTTTCTGCACTTCAAATTTAGCTGCTAGACTAGCACCTTTATGAGGTACAAACTTACCAGTATGTTTCATTAATTTATAATTATTCTTTCCTTTTTTCATCCAATGAAACCCTTGAGGTGCTTTTATATTTTTATCTGTCATTACGATTTATAACCTCCACCAGCTTTTTTATAAGCTTTAGCTAGAGCTTGTGCTTTTCTTGCACTCCATTGTCCAGCTCCTGTACCATGAGAAGCTTGTGATTTTATTCTACTAAATATTTTTTTTCTCATAGTTGGTTTTGTATAATTACCTGCTTTATTAACAGCCATATATTTATCCTATTTTTATTTTTTAAATGTATTGGTCACCTTGATAATTCATTTGTTTATGATAATTTTTTAATTTTTGCCATGCTTCAGTACCAAATACTTTTGCATAATCATCACTTCCACTTGAACCTTTAACATTTGTTGAACTTAATGCTGGTAAATATCCATCATTACTTGTTGCACCAGATGTTGGTACAAATGTTGCTGGGTCAAACTCTTCATAAGGTTGATTAGGTTTAAATAAATAATCTTTTGCAGTATTATATATTGCTGATTTTGTTTTTTTAACTATCTTATCTGTATATTTATTAACTTTACCTACTGGAGTATCAAATGTTTCACCACCAGTAAATTCATAAGTACCTTGACCACCACCACCTACTTGTCTCATACTATAATCTTTTGATTTAGAAAAATCAAATGAAATAGAATCAGGTGTTTTAGAAAAATCTGTTGCAAAATTTCTTTGAGTACCAGCACTATTAAATACTTCATCTAATACTGCTTGATTATTAGTATAAGAACCATTTGTCATCATACCATCCTTAACATTATTATAGTGTTTTAAAGCATCTTTGTCAAGTAATTTTACTGTATTTTCTGAAGCTTTATTAATTGTTTCAGTAATAAAATCATCAGATGCACTTCCAAAAACTGATTGTCCTCTAAGTACAGGTATATCTTTACCTGCAGCTTGAGCAGATTTAATTAAACCTTCAGCTTGAGCAGATTTCATAGAACCAAAAATTTGACCTTCTCCATGTATATTAGGTGTTGCACCTAAAACATCTACACTACCACTTGTAGGTTGTCCTGTTACTACACTCTTAGCTGAGTTAAATAAATTTTTAGCACCTTCAGATATTTTAGTAAACCAATTTCCTTTTCCTGAAGGATTAGAAAATTTAGTAAAAGTTTTTCTAATAGTGTTAGTAATACTATTTCCAATTGAACCTATTTTATTACCTACAAATGTTTTAGCATTTCCTAAAGCACCACTAGCAATTCTATATCCATTTCTAATTTGATTTCCAACTTGTCCTACAGCTTTAAGAAAAGTAAATTTAGAACCCATAAGTCCTGAAGGAATTTGAGGACCAAATGCACCTATAGCTCCTTGACCTACTAAGGAACTAAGTCCTGATAAAGCATAAGGCATAGCAACAGACATAGCAATCATACCGAGTGGACCTAACTTTTTACTTATTCTAGATACACCTCTCATAACTGATTTACCTACTTTTGCAATTCCTTTTGCAACACCTTTAAAAACTTTAGTAACTGGTTTTGTTACTTTTTTAATTGTTCTTTTTATAAAACTTCCCCAACCCATAATATCTCCTATCTATTTTCCCATACTTTAAAAGCAAGTTCACCTAAGTTTTCAATAAACTTAGCTTTGTTTGCATCTGATACTGATTCATTTCCTAATGCTGCAATTGCTATTTGAGATTTTCTATCCTCTTCATTATTAGCTGAATCATATTCCCATTTAGCAGCATCTCTCATTTCTTGCCATAAGAATGACAAACCTTGATTACTTAAATTAAATGAGTTCATTGCATTAGCTTGATTAACAGCATTTTGTCCTGCAGTATTAGCTTGATTTAATTGTCTTCTCCATGTAACATTTGATTGTTCAATTAAATTTGCATTCTGTGTATTAAATTGATTTTTATTAAATTCTAATTGTGCATTATATTTTTCTATTTCTGATGTTAAAGTAGCTTCTAATCTTTCAGCTTCTAAATCATTATTTTGATTTAATGCTGCAATTCTATTTCCTTCAGTAGTATTATACTGATTCATTGCATCATTTCTTGCTGCATTTTGTTGATTAATTGTACTAGATAAACTATTCATAAATTGATTAGTTTGATTTATACTTGATGAATTAAATTGTGCAGCAGCATTAGCAGAAGCTTGGTCTGTTAACATTGCTTGTTGTCTATTCTGTGTATTAATAACTTCTAATTGTTGAGCATTAGTTAAATTAGCAACATCCATTTGTAAAAATGCTTGAGCATTAACTACTGCTTTTTGTTGTGCATTTGATAAATTAGTCATATCCATTGTAGCTAACTGTACAGCATTTTGCATAGTAGCTTGTTGTGTATTATTTAAACTAGCTATTTCAAAAGTTCTATATAAATTAGAATTTGATATTGCAGTTTGTTGTGCGTTATTTAAATTTAAAACATCAAATCCAGCTTTTGTTTGTGCATTAGCTAAAGCAGTTTGTTGATTAGCATTTAAATTAGCTAATCCCATTTGTTGAGTTAACTGTGCTTGAGTTAAACCAGCTTGTTGTACATTTGCTAAGTTAGCTAATCTTACTTGTTGTTGTTGATTTGCACCAGCTAGTATAGCTTGTTGCTCATTCATAGCATTTAGTTTAGTTAGTTCTTGAGAGAACTGACCATTCATCATCTTAGCTTTCATATCATTCTCAGCATTTACTAACTGAGTTTGAAAACTTTGTTGTGCTGATAATACTGATGCTTGTTGTTCGTTAGTTAAATTTTGTGATGCTCTTTGTTGTAGAGCTGTAGCATTTGATTGTGCAATAGGTAATGCTGATTGTATAATTGCATTTACTAAAGCATCTCTACCAATAGAAGATTTACTTAATCCTCTTGCTGCTAAATTCTTTTCAACATTTTCAACTGCACCTCTTGCCCATGTAGGAATACTACCAGTATCAATACCATTTAACAAAGATGTTATTTGTGTAGATACTAAAGCATCTGTAGGTAGTGATGCTACTTGTGCTTGTACTGCAGATGGTTGTTGTTGTATTGTTGCTGTTAATTGTGCAGGATTACTTGCGACTGCTGCTGTAATAGCACCAGGTAATGTTGCAGTTTGTCCAGCTACAGTTGCAGCAGTACCACTTATTACTTGAGCTAAAGCTCCTGTAGATAATTGTCCTGAAGCTGCTTGAGCAATTGCTGAACTTGATGGTCCACCAGTTGCACCTGTTGCAGTACCAGATAAACTTCCAGTAACTGTACCAACTTGAGATTGTGTTCCAACTGTTCCTGTTTGTGCTGTACCTGTTTGAGCAGTACCTGTAGCACCTGTCATTGTTGATGCTGTTAAATTTGTAGGAGCTGATGCTGCAGTAGAAGTTATTGCACTAGGAGTTGCAATAGATGAACCAGTAATAGTAGGTGTACTAACAACAGTAGGAGCTGCTTGTTGATTACCAGTTAATAATTCATTTGATTGAACAGCTTGTTGTGTATAACTTTGTGTAGCAGAACTAGCTAACTCAGGTGATTTAATTTGTTCAGTAACATATCTATCTATGTTCTGATTTCTAGTTCCTAATCCACCTTGTTGTGGTTGAGAACCTGTAGGAATATTTTCAAACTTTCTAGCTTCATCACCAGTAGCATATTTTTTTCTTCTAATTCTTTTTATTTTTGTTAACATTGTTTTCCTTAATTATAAATAAAATTGTATATTCCACTTATTGCACCTGCTATAATAAGTAATATCCAAATTGCACCTTTGCCTTTATTAATATCAGCTCTTAAACATTTAGTTTCACTTCTAAGTTCTTTTATTTCTCTTACTAAAAAATCTATTTTAACTTCAGTA